GTTAGTGTTTGATGCTAAAAACTTATTAGTGCCTCTTACTGCATCATATAACCAATGGTCATTAGAGGTTGAACGCACTTTACCCCATACTAAATCTGGTTGAAAACCAACTCCAGTTATAGAATGATTAGCAGAAGTACCCGGATAAGTAACCGTACTAAAACCTTCTACTGTATAGTCTTGTTTAAACGGTAGGTAGAATCCATTAGTACCATAAGTGCCTGAATACTCTATAGGCTTCCATTCACCGTATGTACCTGTTTCACCGAAGTCTGCTGGGGTTAAGGCTTGTCCATCTACTAGGTGCATTTCTGCTAAATAACCATCATAATGGTCAGCACCCGTAGATTGTCTACCTATTTGTTGTCCATTAGCTAATGTTGAATTTATGTATGTATCAAAGTTTTGAGGATAGTTATTAGTAGATAAACTTTGTTGCTCACCATTAACATATATTTTTACCCTGTTAGATTGTGTTCCTTGTGTAGTGTCTACTGAACAAACAATGTGATACCAAGCACTTGAGTCACGGTGTAAAGCATTAGTAATTGCTTGATACTCGTTACTCGCATCAAATGAATAAAAATTTATAGCGTGATTACTAAAATAAAATAAAGTAAATTCACTACCATTTCTTGCACCTAATATCTGTGCCGAAGTAACAAGATTTGCTCTTTTTGCCCATACAGAAATTGTATAAGTTCTTCGGTTACTAGCACTAGATATAGTTCTAGTTAAATAAGGACTATCATCATCATTAAATCTAAGACTCTGGTCTATCTCGTAAGCCTCTCCAGACTTATACATCCATTGTGGTGAACCTATTGCCATATTATGCGAAAGCCAGTTGTGGAGTTCCTAGTAAAATTCTTCCTGAAGCAACGACAACATAAGGAACAATGTCAGTTGCCGAAGCTGTAGATGTTAGTGTAAGTCCAGCACCACCAGCAGTTTCATAGTCTGTGCCTAGTCCTACTGTACGAGAGCCTGTGCCATCTTGTATGAATGTGATAAAGCCAGACTGTCCTACTGTTTCCGTAGTAGGATTGGCTAGAGTTACATTACCTGTAAGTGTAAGTACAAAGTTTTGATTAGTGCTAAAGTCTAGTGTAACTGTACCTGTATTTGTTGCATCTGTATCAGTAGAGCCTTGTGCTGCACCTGTCATAGTGCCACCAGACTTCATTAAAGCACCAGCAGCAGCTACATTAGTAGCGTCAGTTACATCAGCACTAGCTTCAATACCATCTAGTTTAGCACCATCTGTAGCTACATCTCTACCATCAAATGTAGAGTTAGTAGTAATAGCACCAGTCATTGCACCACCAGTCTTAGGTAAGGCAGCATCCAAGGCTGTTTGTAAGCCTGTAGTATCTGCAACAACTAAGGCTCTAGCAGCTGCTTGATTACTAGCGTTACCAATAAATACATTACCATCATTCAAGTTTGGAGTAGCATTAGAACGTCCTGCACCACCAACTTTAATAATACCAGCAGTAGCGTGAACCCTCTGTATCTTACCTACATTCTGAATTAAGCTACTCTCACCTGTAGGAGCACTATTAGTTAATGCACCAGCAGTTGTAGAAACATACAAGGTATCCCCTAAAGTCCACCCAGCATAATCTGTTTTAGTATCTGCAAGAGAACCAAAGGTTACAATCTCAACACTAGCATTATTATTAGCAGCAGCATACGCTAAACCAAAGGCAGGCATCTTAGCACTATCATTAGCATCAGCAAGACCTACCGTAGGTACATCACCAGAAACACCTTTGATATATACTACCTGACCCTGAGTAATTGCAACGCCTTCATCATTCTTAGCTGTAAATCGAATAGCTCCGTTTAAAGGGCCAATGAAATCAGGAGCAGTAACTGAACCAGTAAAGGTTGCGCCAGTAAGCATTGCTGCGCCTGCTGCGGTTACGTTTGTTACGTCTGTTACATCAGCATTAGTTTCAACAGTATCTAACTTTGTACCATCTGCTGATAAATCTCTACCATCAACAGTTTCTGAGCCGCTCATAACTATATTACCAGTCATAGTACCACCTGCTAATGGTAGCTTAGTAGCGTCTGTTACACCTGCTAGTAAGTTTGTGGCTGTTACTTTCTTAGAAGTACCACTATCATTAATTAATAGTTCTTCACTTCCTGCTAATGAAGTTTTTGCTGCTAAGGCTGATACTTTAGTTGTTGCCATATTTACTCCGTAATAATGTAGTTAGGTGATGCTGCTTGTGAGGATTCAATAACAAGATAATAACCACCTTGTTCAATTTCTATTTCTAAAGCAGAAGATTCATTAACATCGAACTCTCTTTCCCATTGCCTCCTATTCAGGTACATCCCAATAGTTTTTTTCTTTCTCCAATTTCTTTGTGTAGCCATTAGAGTCTAAACCTAAGTTTTCTTCTACCAATCTTTTGTCTTTCTGCTAAAGCGATTAACTCGTCTTTGATTTCTTTGACAAGTGGCGAATACTTTGTAATAACTTTTGCATCTTTTCTTTTGCTGATTTGACCTGTAGGCGTACCCACATACGAACCACCTTTAACTCCAGAACTAGACTCGCTTGGAGTTTTTGTGTTTTTGTGGTTATATTCATAATTTGTTTTCTCCGTTTTGCTTGATTCATTGTGAGAAGATAATTGTTTACCGCCATAAGTCGGTGCTTTACCCTCTGCTTGGACACTCTCTAATTCTTCATCTTCATCCATAAGACCATCTAGCATGTCCATTAATGTATCTAGTTCGGTTACAGGTTCAGAATCATTAGCAAATTTAAGAGCATTAGCTTCCATAAATTCATCCATAGAAGGACTATCCTCATCATCCTCGTCATAATAATGCGAATAACACTCAGTAAGCATCCTTGTCCATATCTCTTGTATCTTTGCCTTAAAGCGATCTATTTCAAGCAAATCTGTAGAGTCTGAGCCTGTAGTATCTTCAAATATGTCCATTAAATTTATCCTTGCTTAGTCTTTTCTTTTCTCGCATAGCAAATCTAGTCATTTCATATCCATAACTAGGTCTGACATCGTTAATTGAGTATATTCTTTGGGCAGGTTTGCCACATTTAGGGCATTCAATACCCTTTTTCATTTCATCATAAAAGCGTAATTCTTCACTCACATGATTATCTTCACATTTAAAATCGTAGAAAGGCATGTAAACTCCTAATTAACTCAGAATAACCCCCTCGTTAGAAGGGGTTACATCTTAATTAACTATTAAGATCCTGGAACTACAAACGCAACACCAGCATCATTACGAAGTTCTGCAACTCCATAAATAGTATCTGAAGTGAATAGATCACCTAAATACTCCTGTTTATATTGAGTCTGGCTCCTGACGCCCACCTGTTCCGCTAGAACTAGAGCATCTTTGTGCATTAGTACACCTGCTCTGTCAGTACCCGCAGGAGTTGGGCAGTTAGATGAGATATAAATATCTACACCATAAATCTGTCCAATCTTACCAGTCTTGATAGCATCACCAGAACCAATAAACTGTTGCTCTGTAAATCTGTTGATTCCAAGCATGTCATTAGCACAGATTGGTGGAACTACCATTACACGATTGTCCATCGGTACATCTGCATCATCAAGAGTTAGAAGCATTCTACGAATACCAGCATCAGTAATGTCAGAGGCATTAGTTGAATTACCAGTATATGCAGTAGAACCGTTACCACCGATAACAGCATTTTCAAATGCTGCTGCACCAGTACCGCCTACTGTACCACCTTGTAAACCCTCTATAAGAGCAAACAAATCAGTATCTACTTGCTTGGCAAGAGCATAACCAGCATCGTCAGTATAAAACTTACGCATACTTGCTAGTGCTTGTACTTCTGCGATGTCCTCAATTAATTTTGAGTATTCGTAGTGCTTGTCGATAGACACAGTTACCTTTGTGTTGGTAGCTGCTGATAATGTTACTTGTGTGTTTGCTGCTTTAACACTTGCACTTCCTCTCGCAGGTACAGGGATATAGATAGTATCGCCTTTTTTACCTTTGTGAGATAGCTTAGTAACTAAATTAGCAACCACTAGATTTGACTTATATGCACCTATTACTTCATCACTCCACAACTCGGGGATGAAGTTATTAGCTACAGCAGTCGTTACTTGGTTTGTACCCAAAGCCATTTTACTTCTCCTATTATAGTATTATTATTTAACCCTACCCTCTGCGTATGCTGACTGAATCTCATCTGCCAACGATGCGTATCGGTTAGGATCTGTTACCTGTAGATTGATTAAATCAGCTCTACGGTAAATCTTCTTCCCACCTACAGAATCTGATGATGTCCTGCTTTCAGAACTTGTTTGTTTCATCTGTTTCTCAATCTTAGATTTTTCTTCAGCTACTGCTTCTTGTGTGGCCCCAGACATTTGTGTCTGAGAATACCAATCAAAAAGTTCAATTGCTAAATCTGATCTATATTCAGTATCAGCTTTACGAAACATTTCTGTTCTGGTTGCACTATCACCAATAAATTTCTGAAAAGAAGCATCTGCAACAGTTTTCTGCCAATCTGGATACGCTTTATCTAAATTTTCCAAATTATGCTTCTGCATGTTACCCATTCTTTCTTCTCTGGCCTTTATAACATCAGGGTGGTTTTCTATGGCTTTATTCACAGCCGAAACTGGATCGTCATAGAAGTTCTCCTCCTGTATTACAGGTTCTTCTGGTGGAGTAGTTTCAGTTACTTTATTTTGTGCATCAAGTAAACTTTGAACTAACTTTCTTTGTTGGCCGAGTTCATCAGCCTGTCTACTCATTAGCTTTTCAGCCTCTTGTTGCATTTCAATAACCTCTGCTATTGATTTACCAGCATACTTTGCAGGAATCTCAGGTTCAGATTGTGAAGTTTCCTCCGTCTGTGCCTCTTGTGTTACA